ACTTGGCAAGCAATTTGAGCAAGTCAAAGAAGAAGTCCAAATCAAAAAAGCCACGGTCGAATTAGGCCAAGTGCGCTTCGATATAAAAATCCGCGTTCCACTTAAAAAGCAAGTGGAGGACATGAACGCACGCATACTGTCGCCCGCCGAAGAACGGGTCAACGCGCTGTATGAACAAATTTCAGGCCCCATGCGCAAAACGCTAGAAGAAGGCGGCGAAGAATTTGTAAAAGCACTGAACGAAAAAAATCAATCCATCAAAGTGTTGGATGATGACATTTTGGTGGACGGTGTTTCTTTGCGGCAAGTGGCAAATTTCACGGCGGTGGAACAAATCCGCGTGGAAGAATATTTCCGTTTGCTGGTTTCTGAAACTGGCGAACCCGTGAACGAATCGTATGACCAAATCAGCGCCGAGTTCCCTGACTTTGTCATCAAAGAAATTGTTTCCACTATTCAGGCGGCAATCTCGCCTGACTACAAAGCGGCAAAAAAAAACTGAGGCAAAGCCTTAGAAGGCAAGTCACAGCGGCGTTGATTTTTAACGGGCACACGGAGAAGTCGGTCAATGAAATAAGCGAAGAAGTTTTCACGGAGATTCAAGTCATGTATGCAGACGGGATGCTTGGAAATAGGGCAGTTTTTGACGGCATTGCGCCGTTGACAACTGCCGTTTTCAATTACATGCGGCCCGAAGGCGCGGGGGCTTACAAGCAAGCGCAAATCTTCCCGTGGATTAACCAGTATTGGCAACACCCCGACAACGATGTTGCGCCCGAGGAACAAGTGAACAACGCGCTTTTGTCGTATGTGTCACAGGCCAAAGGGTTCAAAAAAGAGAGGTTCAAAAATGTCCAGTGAATACATCAACGGCAAATTGAACGGGGTGGCGGTGGAAGGCTTTGACGAATTGTTCAAAGCAATGGACGCGCTCAGTGAAGAAATTGGGCAAACCAAAACGATGTCGATTTGGCGCAAGGCGCTCGGGGCCGCGATGTATCCCGTATTGCAATCGGCACGCGCAAACGCGCCAACAGACACGGGCGAAATGAAAGAGCACATCTACATGAAGGTGCAACGCCCACGCGCCCGCGACAAATCTTCGGCGACATACCAAGGCGAAACCATCATGGCCCGCGTGACTGTGGGGCCGAAGCGAAGCGACAGCCAAGCGAATGTGACCATCACAAACAAAGGCAAAGAGCGCACGCAATACAACCACCGACCCGTGGCATTGGCGATGGAGTTTGGCACTGCGGAAGTGGCGGCGCGGCCTTTTATGCGGCCCGCACTGGCAATGAATATCGACACGGTTTTAGATAGGCTTGGAAAATCCGTGTGGTATGAAATAAACTGGGGGAAATATGCCTCCAAGGGGAAATAAATGGCTGTCATTGGTTCGTTATCCGTCAAATTAGGGCTTGTCACCGTTGAGTGGGACAAGGCCACCGCACAGGCCAAAAAACAAGCCAAAGACCTGCAAGCATCCCTGAATGACTTGGGTGGCAACCTCGGCAAACTGAAAAACCTTTTCCAGCAATTAGGCGGCGCGGCGGGCCTGTCGGCGGCGGGCATGCTGGCGCTTTCGCATTCCGTGTTGCAAATGGCTGGCAATTTGGATGACTTGTCCAAATCCTACGATGTAAGCATTGCGAAAGTTTTGCAATTCCAAAACGCCATCATCCAAGCGGGCGGCAAGGCCGAGGACGCTGGCAAGATTATGGGCACGATGTTCAGCAAGATTGCAGAGGCGCAACAGGGCAACGAAGCCGCGATTGCCGCCTTTGAGGACTTGGGCATCACCTTTGAAGAATTGCGCTCTATGAACCCCGAGCAAGCCCTCACACGGGTCTATCAGGGGCTGGCAAACATTGGCAACACCTATGACCGCATCAAGGCCGTCAAAGAGATTTTGGGCAAGGGTGGCCTCCACAAGTCAGTGGAAGAAATTGCCGAGGCGCTTGGACAATCCACCGCCGAGTTCAGGCGGCAAGAAGAAGCCCTGAAAGCGTGGGCCGATTTGGGTGACCGCATTGACCGCATGATGTTGAACCTGAAATTGGCATTTGCCGAAGTGTTCAAGTCGTTGGCGGGTGGCGATTTTGTGCCGTCTGTAAACCAGTTCAAAGCCGCGATGGTTGCCGTCACATCGGTGGTCGTCATCAATGGCATGTTCAAATTGGTTGCCGCATTTAAGGCGCTGAACACGGCGCTGAAATCAACGGCGGCGCTTGGCATTGCCATTCAGTCGGCGCAAGGCATCAAAGGCATCGCAATGGCTGGCGGTGCGATGGCGGCTTATTTCGGCGCGATGAAGGCGTTTGAAGCGCAAGACGAGGAAGCGGCGGCAGAAGGTGAACCCGCTGGACAAGAAGGGGGCGGCACGCCCGAGGCCAAGCAAACAGGTGACCGCCGCGAAATTTCGGCGATGCAAGCCAAAGTCAACCTCGCCAAAAAACTGATGGACATTGATTTGCAACGGTCATTGATGCAAGCCGAGAACATCCGTGGCAATCAATACGAAATACAAATTGCGGAAAGCAAATTCAAACTCCAAGAGGATATTGCCAAAGCCGAGCAAGAGCGCACCGAAGCGTTGAAAAAACAAAACTTGTCAGCCGCCCAACGCGGGATGATTGAGCAAGAGTATCAAGTAAAGATGGACAGGGCAAACCAAGATGATTTGGTGCGCCGCGCCATGATTAACCAACAACGCAAATTTGCGATGGATTTGGCCCGCAACGAATTGGGGAGCATGCAAGAGCGCATCAATTTGGATGTTATGTCTGCCAATTTGGCGCTGGACAAATACAAAATGAACTCTTGGGACTATGCCAAGGCCGTTGAGCGTTTGGAATTGGAAAAGCGTTTGCAGTCCCTATACAACGAACGCCGCGTGCTGGAAATGCGCACTGATAGGGATTCGCCTGAGTGGCAATTGGAAAAAGAGCGCATTGACACCGCCATCCGTGGTGAACGCGAATTGTCAGCCATCCGCATGCAATCAATTGAGGCTGAACGCTACCGCGCCGAAACATGGTCTGAGGGCTGGAATGAAGCCTTCCGCAACTTTGCGCAACAGGCCACCGAATATGGCAGGGCGGGCGCTGATTCGTTCAATTCTGTTGTTGGCAACATGAATTCAGCGATTGACAATTTTGTGCGCACAGGCAAGTTCGCGTTCAAGGATTTTGCCAAATCCATCATCCAAGACTTGATTGCCATCCAACTGAAAATGCAAGCGATGGCGCTTTTCAAAATGGGCATGCAAGCAATGGGCTTCACGATGCCTTCTTTTACTGGCAAAGCCTCGGGCGGCATGGTCAGCCAAAACATCCCATATATGGTGGGCGAAAACGGCCCCGAATTGTTTGTGCCGCAACAGGGTGGCTCAATTGTGCCAAGCGGGCGCATCAGCGATGCTTTGGGCGCGGGCAAACCGTCTGTGGTTTACAACGGGCCATATATCCAAAACATGCAAGCCATTGACACGCAATCAGCGACACAGTTTTTGGCCCGCAACCGTGAGGCGGTTTGGTCTGCAAACCAATCGGCATCACGCGCACTTCCACAGAGTAGATAAATATGAGCCTCACAAACATTTTACAAATCAGCGAATCTGTTGGCATAAACGACCAACGCTTTGTCGGTCAAATGATGAGCCGCAACCAGCGCATCAGCACCAGCGAAGTGATGACCGTGGTTCCGTTTGAGTTCACCATGAAGCCGATGCAATATCTTTTGTATTCGCAGAACAGGGCGCTTCTCAACTCTTTGCGCATCCCTGACAAGGCGCTTGAGCAATACCTGAATTTTGCTGACACGGGATGGGTGAATTACATCAAATATCAAGGCGACATGACCGCCGCGCAGATTTCCACAGCAACTTGGCAAGTGGCCTCCTCGGGCACGACATTGGTTCTTGGCAACATTCCCGCTGGTGTCACCGCCAATGAATATGTGGTTATGGCTGGCGATTTTTGTCAGGTGGGCCGATATGCTTACATCGCCACACAAGATGTGTTGCGCGGCTCTGCAAG